TTCCCAAGCTGAGGGCCGCGGGTTCGAGCCCCGTTTACCGCTCCGAGATTAAACCACTGGAAATCAAATCGATAAGATTTATTTTCGGTGGTTTAATTGTGTCTGAATGTCATCTTTATCCCAAAATTTTGGGGAAATTTGGGGAAATTTGGGGAAGTTTTGAGAAGTTTTCGTCACCAATTCGTCACCTTCGAAATATTGGAATTGGTCAAATTCACACCTGTCAGCCTATGTGGCCCAATAGTCACACGTAAAATGTTTAACAATATTTAACATACTAAATATGTTTACCTATAAATTCTTTATTGCAAAAAACGGAAAATTAGCGCTGCGTCTTCGCAATAACAATAAAAAGACAGAGATAAATCTGCATTACGCTGTAACTCCGGACGAACTTGTGATCACTCTAGCGCAGATTGGAGGAAAAAGGGGGGCGTCGAGACTGAAATCCCAGATATCATATTATATTGCCGTAATGAACCGGATCGCGGATCAACTTATAGCGGAATGCCGAATGGATGAGGATATAATGGTTATACGCCACATGATTGAAGTGGGATTTGGGATAGCCAAATTTGAGGACATGCCGGAAGGAACGTTCGTCAAGCATTTCAAGAAATTCATAGATGGTAAGACTAATAAGGGGACAAAAGGTGTCTATAAACATACTCTCGACAAGATACGGGCTTTTGATCCTGATATCGACAAAAAATCATTTGAGGACGTCACATTGCAATGGCTTACGGATTTCGAGGCGTTCTGTGCCAGGACAGCGAGCAAGAATGCCCGCAATATCCATCTGCGCAATATCCGCGCCGTGTTCAACAATGCCATCGACTACGAGATTACCACCGCCTATCCTTTCAGACGCTTCAAGATACGTCCGGAAGCAACTCGCAAACGCTCTCTGACTGTTGAGGAGTTGCGAAAACTTATTAATATGGAGGTTGAAGAATATCAACAGTTCTACAAGGATATGTTTCTCTTGTCGTTTTGTCTTATTGGCTGTAATGCGGTCGATATGTATGGGTTGTCAGAAATTACATCGGACAATCGGATAGAATACACCCGTGCCAAAACACATCGAAAATATTCAATAAAAGTAGAACCAGAAGCACTTGATATAATCAATAAATATCGTGGCAAAGCCAATCTGTTGTGTATCACTGACCGTTGGAGCGACCATAGGAATTTTGTACATCAACTCAATAAAGCTTTGAAAAATATGGGGCAATTAGAACGAGTTGGCAGAGGTGGTAAAAAAATACGAACCCCAGCGTTCCCTGAATTGAGTTCGTATTGGTGCCGCCACACATGGGCTACTATTGCTTACAACGAATGCGGCATATCTGAAGATATTATTGCGCAAGCGTTAGGGCACGCTTCATCACACACAACCACAAGTATATATATAAACCGAAATGCCAAACTTGTTGATGATGCTAACCGCAAAGTATTGGATTATGTATTTAATGAATCATAATCCGCTTTAAACATCCACTTAAAACCCATATATGCTTTTTTCTTATTATTGCAGCACATAGATATTCCAGAGGGGGTATATCCAGCTCTTTTGGCATCCATAATACTATCATAGAAAACCGTGCCGCCATTGGAATCAATGGCAACTATCGCTTTTGCCTTGAAATGCGATTTCCCAAATTTTCCCAGCCACGGGCCGGTCCCTTTTCTTTGGCTCTGTGATTGTTTCATGTGCTTTCGTGTCAGAGGATTATTAGCATTTTCCTTTCTTGTAACCCATCGAAGATTATTGGCATTATTGTTTAACGGATTTGTATCTATGTGGTCAACAAAAGGCTTGTTGTCCGGGTTGGGGATAAACGCTCTTGCGACAAGTTTATGAACATAGTATCCTTTAGTCACCTTTTGAGAATTTGTTAGTCGCACCACATAATAGCTTACACTTTTTGCCCGACCTATAATTTGAGGTTTCTTAATGGATTCTTTAGTAAGTGCTGAATATAATCTATACCGAACCATGCGACTTAGGATTTTCACCCTGCCGTGGTTGCTGACTTGGTATCGTCCCTCATACCCCTCAATGTCTTTCCAAATTTCTTCCATCTTGCTTACAATTTAGTGATGCTTACAAAAGAAAGTACGGAAGAGGTGTAAGCGTCCTCTTGTCGGCGGGTAGCTACTCCGCGCCTATCCGTACCGTTCACAACGGTACTAATTTTATACGAGTTATGCAAATATAATAGAATATAAAACCGCTGCCAACCGCTGTGTGCTCGACTGGGCGCTGTACGGCAAGCGTTAATCGCTTATGTCCTCGCCGTTGCAGAACAGCTTCACTTCGAAGAATGTTTCTACATCCTCGTCTTTGTCCTCCTCTGCCTCCAATGCCTTGCGGTATGCCTCGCGGGCATCATAGCCGTCGTCATAGGTGCCGGCGAGGCGGTCGCCGACGTAAAGCTCGTAGAGGTCGTCTCCCTCGTCCCACCATGCAAGGACGGCGAGTGTGTTGCAGTCATCATCCTCCACCATCCATGCGGGTGTCTCGCCTGACCACTGTAAATTTACCATGTCGGTGGTATAGTCTGTGTCCTCCCCTATGGATGTGTCGCGCAGGGTGCGTCCGGGGTAATTGTCTTTAGCGTATGCCTCCGCCTGTCTGCGTGTCTTGAAAAGTATTGTCTCCATGTCTGTGCCTGTTTATGTGGTTAAAATATGCGGGGAAGTCCGTCAAGCATTATCGCCATTTTGTTTGTGTTGCTGACTCTCCATTCGATGTCCTCAATGTCAGCGGCTGTGACTGTCTCTAAACTTGGATCCTGCCAGTCATAGGGGGTAAAAATAAAGTCCTCGCCCTGGTAGTGGATGAAGGGAACTCTCAAAACTCCTGTTCGACAGCTAAGGTCAGCCACTATAAGAGTTGCATCGTCCTTTAACTCTGTCTCGGATATGATGTTTGCTGACAGCAGCTCAGGCTGCTCAAATGACAAAAGACTCATTAATTTTTCGGTTGTCATAGTCGTGTGGTTTATATGGTTTTTACAAAGTTAAAGAAATTGTTCCAATTATATGGCCAACGGATTTATTTCGCGGCACCACTTGGAAAGCACTCCCTTCGACAGCGGCTTGCCCTCACGTGTGGAATAGTTCTCCGGGTCGACTGCATGCAGTTCGTTAAACTCCTCCAGAATGAGGGCGCGTGATTTGCATTTTGCGAGCTGTGTGCGCACCCATGCGTACCCCTTGGACTGTTCGGCCCATCTGATTTTAGCCTCCTGATTGGCGAGTGCCGCGCTCTTCTGGGCCGCCGCGAGAGCTGATTTCTGAGCGTCTGACATTTCAGCCAGCCTGGGACTGCCGACGTATGTGCAACGCTTTCCGGCATTGAGCCCGTTCTCGATTATGAAATACCCCTGCTTTGCTATCTGCTCGCGCTGCCATGCTTTTTTGTTAGCCGTGCGGTGCTGTATTCGCTTCTTCTCGTCTTCGTCCCAGATAGACGTTAGTGCAAGAAATGCCAATGCCATAGGATTGTCGTCGTCGAGCGAGAGATTTTGCTTGCACGCCACAATGATAACTCCGCGCTTTTTTGCGTCCTCCATCAGTCGCATCATGTCAAAGAAGTCACGCCCGAGTCGGTCGGTCGATGCTGCATAGATGTAATCGCCCGGCTTGCACTTGTTGAGAAGTTGCTGGAATTTGCGGTCTGTGTATGATTTGCCGCCGCTTTCGTGTTCGGCCACTATCTCGGCCACATCTTCTATTTTGAGGCTGTGAGCGGCGAAATATGCCTTTATGTCCTGCATCTGCTGGTCGTAGTTCTGCTCAAGGGTTGAGACTCTGCAATAGATATTAATTGCCATAATCTTTTTGCTTACTAAGTTACTGAATTGTTTTGAATTTCGTTGGGGGCTGCCAATAGGCGGCGTCTCATTTAACGTTGGCTCCGTCCTTGAGGGCCGGCCCGAGCCAGCACACAACGCATATTAGGGCTATTAGTATCATGCTTTTTTCTGTTTAGGTGTTAATCTTCATTCCATTTGTCCCAGTTGCCAGTCTTGCAGGCTTCGGCGAAAATTTTGGTTTTACGCTTCGCCCATTTGACCAGCTGTTTGGGAACGGTTGCCAGCTGCTGACGCTTGCCGAGTCTTATGTCTGCGTGTACCCGTGTATTTGCGGGATAGTCTTCCCAATAGCCGCACACTCGCCCGTAGGGGTCAATATTGCAGCAATAGGCGTTTATTATCGCTCCATCCTGCGCGGCTCTCTTTGTCGGCTTAAACCAAATTGTAAAGCTGTCGATTGTCTCTTTGCCATTCAATAGGCTTTTGTATATTCTTATTTCCATCTGTTTTTTTTGTTTAGGGGTTAGACTTGTTTTGCGTAGACTGAGGCGGGTTAAACATATTCGTATTTTGTTGTGTTCATCTCCCAATCATGCGTAATTGTGAGTGTATGTGCGTTGCCGCTGAACACGGCCACGGTGTAGCCGATTTGTCCGTAACTGCAAAACAGCGGGCAAGTATGCAGCTTTATTCCGTTCCAAGTCTTGCCGTTGAGATACTTCTCCCATGCGAATTTGCCCGCTTGTATGGCTTTTATTAGTCTGTTCATATCTTTATCTTTTTTGCTTGTTTGTTTCGCTTCTCCCGCCATTTCTGCCGCCGGAGGTATGTTTTACCGTCCGGCGGTGTTGAAAGGGAATTTGGGGCTAATTAAAGCACTCCAGCCAATTCTAGGCGGTGTAAGCGTGTTTGCATCTTTGCACCGCCAAGAGTTAACACGACTCTTCTAAATGTGTTGACCGCGTTATTATAGTTTGCGTCTGCCGCCTTGATTGCCGGGCTTTTCGGCGTTAACATTCCGGGCGTGTCGAGAGTTCCGCACATAGGGCGGTTTTCGGCTTTATAGGCTGCTTTTAATGCCTCATGCGCTTTATCTACTTTAGCGCGGTAAATTGTTAGCGTCTGTTTGATTGTGCGGTATTTCTCCACCTCTTCGGGCGTTGTGCGCACTTTAATTGATGTGTTCATATTTTATCTATTTAGTTAATCGCTCCCGGCGTGGGAATCGAACCCGCGTAAACACCGTGCCGGGAAATAGGGGTTTATACAATGTTTATTTCAAATGTCGGACAATTCCCAACAAATTCAATTAATGACGATTTGCGGTTATTTGCTATTGTCCTGGCAAATGCTTTGCCCGCCTTTTTAGAGTCTTTGAACATTTGGCTATAGCCGTCAAATTTGCCCGGTGTGGTCTGGTAGCGCAACCAAATGGTGTGTTTTGCTTATATTGCATTGCTCAATGCAAGTCCTTTGAGACCTATTTTTACAGCCTCCTTTGCGGTTGCCCTATTGAGGATCAAAACAGGCTCGTTAAAGTCATCCTCCAGGGCTTCAAAGTCAAAATCCGGAAACTCGCTTGTCAATTTGTCGTACTTTGCAGGGTCACAGGAGATTTGGAAATAGACTGATTTGTCCCAACATCCGTGCCAACTGGTGTATTCAATTGCAGGGCAAAGACCTTTGACCATAAGCTTGGTTATATCTAATGTTGAGCAGCCACTTTCCACAAATATCCTGGTGGCTTCTTCCTCGATGAGGTCAATTGCTTTCATAACTGAGAATGATTTTATAACTTTGATACTGATTTTATAACTTTGCCCCGGTGTCGTCTGCGAGAGATAGCCCCGGGGCTTTTGCCTATCTCTCTTTATTACACTACAAAGATAACGCTTTTTTTGTTGCCTGTCAATGGATATTGTGTTAAAAATCAGAGGGTTACAGCGGCAAATCTAAATGCCTGGCCCCATATTCAGCCCCTGTAGGACTTTCATTCCCTCAATACATCCCTTGGGATAAAACCATGCAAAGGACTGTATAACCCAACCAACAGGGCAAATAGCAGTATTTATTACAGGCAACCAAAACGACACCGCCGCAAAAGATATTCATACACAATATTTTAACATTGTTAAAATATAAGTGTTAAAATATGCGTGGAACACTCGCAACTTTCTGATTAGCAGGCAATTAGTCTGTGGAACACTAAATTTGGCACTAAAACGGTGCTTCGATCTACGTTGCGGCGTTGCGACGGACGCCGCAATAACGTAACCACTTGGATTAAAGGATCATAAAATCCCTCAAAGAGGTGCAGGGGGTATGGGACGAGCGGAGCCGAAACGGGCTGGTGCGACCCTGAAAAATTTTTTTGCTGAAAAATCACACCCAACATCCGTTTGCAGTATTTAACAAAAATTAACATTCATGCACCTAAATGCAGTGGACTGAACCTGCAACTACACGGACAAATTATTGATTATTATATATTTATCTCTTTGGTGAACTTCATGTACCGAAAAATCAAAGAAAATTACGCACGATAGTAAGAGTAAAATCATAAATATAAGGGAGAAGAAAAAAGTTTAAGGAAATATACTATAAACTACAGCATATAGTCAAATCGGCTTAAATTATTGATTTATAGGGTAGAGAAAGAGAGAGGCAAGGGTAAAAGTCTGCCCGGATGGCTGCATTTGTTTCATTGAACCTAAAGTTGAATTATAGAAAATATTGCACAATACGCAGAATAACATTATATTTGCACCGTGAAACGGATAGACGCGGTTAGCTACCGAGTTGACAAGAGCAAGCTGATGGCTCTTCCGTTTCCTTCCTTTTCATCAGCACAACTTAAAACATCAGCAATATGGAAAACGAGATTTGGAAAGACGTAAAAGGCTACGAGGGCTACTATCAGGTCAGCAACATGGGCAGAGTGAAGTCCATGCGAGTGCTGAAAACGCCTAAGAACGGCGTAAAATGTCGCAAGAACGCTTTTCTATCGACTAAAACGACTCACGACAAGCAATATGTTCTTGTGGCTCTTTGCCGTGATGGAGAGAAAAAGCAGATACAAGTTCACCGCCTGGTAGCCGAAGCCTTTATACCCAACCCAAAGAATCTACCCTGCGTCAATCACAAAGACGAGAATCCGAGCAATAACCGTGCTGACAACTTGGAATGGTGTACGTCCGAGTACAACTTCCAGTACAGCATTGAGAGGAACGGACGCATGAGAGGATGCGAGAAACAAGAATACGCAAATCCAATAAAACAGACCCATCCCCATAATCAGGCAGTCCCCGTTGTGGCTTACACTTTTGAAGGAGAGGTAGCCGCTCGTTTTGATTCCGTTTGGGAGGCGGCTGAAAAGTTCAAAAACAAAGGCGTTGACGGTCGTGGTTTGCGTAATAGGATAAGGTCTTGTTGCAGCGGCAAAATTCCGTCAACTTGCGGGCTTATATGGAAATATGAGGGCAACGCGACACCTGCGCCATACCCATACAACAGAAATAAGAAAACTTCTGAGGGCGGCTCGTTTCTGCAAGTGCTTATGAACTTCCTAAAATACAATGGCGCGGTTGTGGTTTCTCCGAGCGACATTAAAATATGTGCCAAAGGCAAAGTGTTCGACTTCGGGCAAGTCGTGTCTGCCAATGAAATCTCAAAAATGATAGATTCTAAATAACAACCAAGAGCCAAAAGAGCCGATATGAATAAGACAATAGACAACATCACCCTCCTGCGCGGCGACTGCCTCAAGGTGCTGCCTACGCTTGCGGACAATAGCATAGACGCTATTATCTGCGACTTGCCGATTTACATTGCCGATGCGAAGTCTGTATTATCGTGGCTGTTCGCTAAACCTCTCCGCGACCGTCTGACCGCCGAGGAGAAAGAGAGGGTGAGGAAGATGTATAAAGAAGCCGTAGAGGGTAAATGCGAGTTAGAGAAGATGCAACCACAGAATACCTATGCTAAAAACTCAATCGCAATGAGAATAGGGGTAAATATGGGTTGTATTCTTGCGCTTGAATCTATCTTCGGCGCGGATTTTTTCAAGGAGGAGGAATGATATGGCAATGATTCAAGAGTCTTTATATTCACACTTGCTTTCGTGGCTCTGCCCTGCGATGGAGGCGGAGTATAAGCGGCTTTATTCAAAGGGCAAGGACGGCGGAAAGCTGAGAGGTCTCGGCAAGTACGATAAGAACGTGTATCAGGGGCGTGTTGACCGACTGAGGGCGATTGTCCGCAACCTTATCTGTGAGGATAAGATGAAACGCTTTCTCTCGGACGGGAGCAAGAGCGCGATATATGCGTTTAACGGCGTGTGTTTCGTGCGTGTGGAGGACAGAGAGATATTCTTAAAGGAATTGCTCAAAAGAGCGTTCATAGAGCTTGATTTGGGTGAGAAATACAATGACGAGTACCCTGCAAAGGCTATCGCCATGAGCTGCCTTGACACCATATCGAGCAGCGACAAGTATCTCTACCGTCCGAATCGGCGTTATGTGGCGTTTCGCAACACCGTATATGATGTCAAAAACCGCCACTCAGTCAAACCGAGCGTTGAGCAATGCCCTGCCATCGTGCTTGACCTCGAATATAAGGACAAGGAGGAACTTTATCGCGAGTGTGCCGAGAAGTACGGCACTTTCGGTAATCCCTGCAAGCTGTGGGAGGAAAAGATTGCCGAGATTATCCCGAACAAGGACGCTCGGAGCGTGTTTCAGCAGTGGTGCGGCGCACTTATCGCGGATAAGAGCCAGTTTAAGCTCGAATATTGTATGTTTTTGCTTGGACCCGGAGCAAACGGCAAGTCCGTAGTGTCGAATGTGATAGCCTCGGTGTTCGGCAAGGAGCATTTCTCGTGTTTTTCGTTCCGCCAGCTGTTCAAGGACAGCGACCGCAATGTGAATATCGCGGCACTCGCCAACAAGGTTGCAAACTTCATAGACGATATGGACGGCAAGGAGCTGTCGGGCGGCGACTTCAAGCGGTTTGCGAGCGGCGGCGAGTTTCAGGGACGTGTGCCATACGACAAGAAGCCCGTCAAGGTGATTGCACCGCCTCTACTGTGCTGTGCCAACACTATGCCCGAGACAGACGATGACAGCTACGGAGGTCAGCGCAGACGGCTTGTGGTGCATACGACCACACGGGCGTTTACGGGCGAGGACAGGGACACTTCGCTCACCTACAAGCTGACGCGCCCTGAAGCTCTTATGTATATCTTTCATTGGATAGTGGAGGGCTACCGCATCTTCGCCAAGAACAAGGGCGATATTGTGATGGGCGAGGATATGAAGAAGTCGCAGGAGATAATCATGGCAGGTAGCAACAATATGCGCCGATGGTGGGCTGAGAACGACTACGAGGCGGTCAGTGAGTACAACAAGGACTGTTGGCGCAGTCTTGCGGAGCTGTATGACGAGTATAAGGCATTTGCCGAAGCCGAGGGGAGCAAACAACACGCCCGACCCGAATTGTCGGCTATGCTCTTGCAGAAAGGGTGCTTCAAACAGAGATTGCAGGTTGGCTATGGCTTTTGTCTGCGAAAGAAAGAGGCGACACCCGAATGAGTGCCGCCCCAAATGTTCAAATTGCTTGTTTAGCCTCTTTCGGCGTTATCCGCTCTATGAAGTCCGCGCAGGTGAGCAGCGTGTCCCAAATGGAGTGAGCCGCCTTGCGGTTGCGCTTGTTCTCCAACGCGGAAACGGTAGCCATCGCGCCAATGATTTCCTCATAGAGTTCTTCGGGAGTTATGCCAGCCTCGTATCGCAGGAAGTCCGAGGCGGCTGTGAAGTCGTAGCTCATTGCTCCACCTCCATTTCCTTTATTTCATCAAGAAAATTGCAGGCATCCTTGATAGCGCATTGAACAGTGCATACCGCTTCGGGATATACCTGAACAAGATGCGCTAAATGTAGCGCGGCATCTTTGAGGATGTTTGAAAGCTCTCTTGGCTTGTACCATTCGTCGGCTTGTTTTATCGCCTCTGCGAAGTCGTACACGGTCTTTTTCATTTCGCGCCTCCTTTCTCCTTGATGGTGTCGAAGATTTCGTAGCACCACATAAGGTCGCATTGGATTTGAGCCATGCGGTCGGTGTCCTTGTCGTGGACTGCGACTGCAATGTTGGCGATGGCTTCAAGCATCGTCTTTTTGACGCTTGCAATAGGTCTCCATTTTTCAAGTTCTGCGGCAAACGCGGGAAGGTCGTAGGTCGGTGTCATAGCGACTGACATGTTAAAAGTGCGCCGATGATTAATGAAGCTCCGCCTACGGCTGTGACCATATTGATGATGCGCCATTTCTTACGACTTTTGATGTTGCCAAAGCCAACTACTGCGAAGCACGAAGCGATTGCGGCAAAGCCGATGAACATGAGTGTCGCCGAAATGCTCATTTGTCACCTCCTTTCTCCGCGAGTGACTGAACGCTTACGAGGCGGAACATCGACTCGGTAGTACCGCGGAAGATGTTGTTGATGTTGGCGAGCATACAACGCGGCGAAGTGAGCTGGAGCGTTTTCTGACACTCCATCACGTTGCCGTAGCAGTCCCACACGCCACGGATTTTCACGCCACGGACTATCATTGTTCCGCTTATGCCGAGGACGGTTGTCTTGGTGGTGTCACGGATGATTTTGTCGATTTTCACGGGGCAGCCGCATACTGTCTGATACGACTTGTCGCCGAGCATTGAGTCGAAGTTGAACTCTTGTGCCGAAAGTTCAGGGAAGAGCATTAAGGTGTTGTTATCGTTATTTTGAACCATTTTGATTTCCGAATTTGAAAGTTTGTTTGAATGTTAGTTTTTCTTTACGGCTGGAGCGTAGGCGTAGCGATGCTTTCCATCGTGCCAACATCTCTAATATCGCGCTTTGCGATATGACTCCGAAAAAAGGAGAAAGTATGACACCGAGGATGGCAAGCCACACACATTTCAATAGCACCGCCACGGCTACAAATGCGAGAAGCCATGCAAGGACTGCAATGAGGCTGACGACAAAAGTAACATCATCATAATGCTTGTCGATTTCACACTTCACTTTCTTGTAGTGTTTGTCGTACCATTCGGCACGGCAAAATTCTTCATACTCCTTTTCTTCTCCGTACCACTTTCGTTTCGGTGGTGGCTCGATTCTGCGGTCTTCGGACAGCAGATAGGTTTCTTTTTCTTTCATTGTTACGCAATTTATGAAAGATTATAGGCAATAGAAAAACGGCATTGCCTTTCCCGTTGCGTAACACCTTAGAGGCTGTAGTCCATTACGGATTTCCACGGGGGTACAATGCCGCTATATTGCGTATGGGTATAAAAATACCGCACACGGTCTATGTTTGCGGTTCAACCGCCTCTAAAATGTTACGCACTGCAAAAGTAGAACAAACTTTTGACTTGTGCAATACCTTTATCAGAGGCGCGGTTTTGACCGCCTTTTATTTCTCTCTGCAAAGTTAATGTAATTATGTGGATTGAGCAAATAAATCTGTAATTTAACTTTAGGTTTGGGGAATTTTGATTATATTTGCAGTATCAAGCCGCACGGAGTAGCGACCTTGCGACACGCAGAAGATTTACGGCATTTCCCTCGCGGTTGTTCGCTACTTTAGACCGCTTGGGGAGTGCCGATTTTCGTAAGACACAAATTTACATCATATATGAAGACAAATCAAGTGATGATTCGGAAAATGGGTGTGTTTGACGTGGCGCAACGCACTTCCGACGGCTATTTCAATGCCACGGCATTGGCAAAGGCATGGAATGAAACAATGCCGGACAACAAACGCGAAATAGACAACTTTTGGAAAAGCACCAACCTCCCCGACCTAATGTCGGAAATCGCTGAAAATGAGCTTGGAATTAAATCCGTAGATTTTACGGAATTAAAAAACAAGCTCTCAAAGACCAACAAAGGCAAGAATGGAGGGACATGGCTTCACCCCGTTTTGTTCGTGAAGTTCGCAATGTATCTTAGCCCTCGGTTTGAATACCACGTTCTCAAATTTGTATCCGACCAAATGCTCGCCTATCGCAATGAAGCTGGAGATAGCCATAAGGAGCTTGCCGCCGCGGTGAGCAAAATCGTGAGCAAGGACTTTATGAGAGCCGCAATGCCTAAAATCGCGGAAGCTATCAATTACTGCGTGTTCAACGCACACGCTACGATGATACGCAATCAGCATGGCGACGAAAAGAAAATGCGTGAGCTATTCAGCTTTCAGCGCAAGGTTGCCGACCTTATCAACGACGGCTTTCTGACAAACTTTAACGGCACGATGGAGTATCTGCGCAAAAAGTGGCGCGAGCTTCACACTCCAAAAGTTATGTTATTGCCCGATAAAATCTAAAGCTGAATTATAGGATAACTTGCATAATCCACAATATAACACTATATTTGTACTTGTGAAGCGTGCGAGGTTTCGAAAAAAGGATATTAACGGCTCAGATGATTAACTCGGTTCTCGCACAGCCGGGCGAAAGTTTGAGCCTTTTGTTTGAAATATGAAATCAATAGAGTTAATAAACCTCACTCTCAATGAAATCCGCCGCTCGGCTCAGATGATAGCCGATGTGGAAGCCGACTACCGCAACCTTATCTTCAATATGGAGAAAGGGTGCTTCGATGCGAAACGAATAGAGTTCAACAAGAAATCCGCCGACAGACTACACGAGGATTTGGAACGTTGCCGCCTCGCTTTGCGCGATGTCCTTGAAGACATAGCCGAGTGTCAGAACAACCGCGACATGGTTACGGGAGTTGATGCGGCTATCGGCGCAGTGGCTTATGACCTCATTTATGAACGCAAAACCGACAAGGACTATGAGTAACGAAATCAAAGTAGGCGACAAGGTGCGCGTGAGAGAGGACGCGCCGAGAATGTATCTTCGTACAATGAGTACAAAATTCTTAGGTGCCGAGTGTGAAGTCTTTGAGATAATAGATGGTAATGCAGCAATCGCGAGTGGTCGTGATTATATCGCTATCCCCCTCAAGTATCTCGTCAAGGTCGAGGACGAGGCGAAAGAGCCGAAGTACCACAAAGGCGACCGAGTAAAGTTCAAAAACATCTATGAACTTCAAAAGGTAAAGGATAAAAGTTTTCGATGGATGCTGGTAATGTTTGCGAGCAAGGAAGCAACCATAACAGCGGTCGAGGATAATGGCTTTTACAGAGTGGATATAGACCCAAGCATTGGCGGCATCAATGACGATATGATTGAGTGCAAGGTCGAACCTATCGCTACGAAGTTCAAGGTCGGGAATTGGGTGATGATAAGTGGGGTTTTCAACCCTCAGTTAAACGGCATGATTGGCTGGATAAGCAGAATAGACAAGGATGGCAACAAGGTGTCTTTCCAAGATGGGCGGTTTGCGATTGTAGAGGACAAATATCTCACACTGATTACCCAGCCAACGGAGCAGACGGAGGCGGAAAAGAAGCCTAATGTCGGCTCTATCAAAATCCCCGTTGAAGTTGACCTCACGGACAGTTATTGGGACGCATACGCCGCCGACCTCGCAAAAGAGATAGCGGTGAAAGTCGCCAACAAGTACAACGACCCCGAACAAGCCGCCGAGTATGCCGTTTCGGTTGCCAAAGCGGTTGTGGAGGGGCTGAAAAGGAAGTGAATATGCCACTCTTTATATGCGCGAAATGCGGTTGCGTGGAGAATACCGCGCTATCAACTTATTGGTTCAGAAAGAATCTGACATACGCTGACGGATTGGAGAAGTATCAAGACAAGCCGTTGTGCTCCGAGTGTGGAATGGCTGACGGAAACAGAATGGTTCGCGGCAAATGGCACGGACAATTCCCGAAAGAGAAAGCCACGGAGAAGCAGAAGCGAAATATCGGGGTGAATGGTCTTATAGGATTATAAATCAAAAACTACTACGAAAAATGAGCATAAAGATTAAACAGCGTAAGCCTTACCTCGTGAAAGAGGTTGGCGAGTGGAAGTTCACGTTCCACTACAAGGAGGGAAGCATCGAGCGGACTTTCCTTTCGATAAGGAGTACGAGCGGAATTTTCAACTGCCGTGTCGGGGGTAATACTCACGCTTATGGCTATCTCCTTGCCGCAGCGAAGCAAGAGCGTATAGACCAGTTGCAGGGCTACATTGTATCTTTATTTATTCCGGCAATGGCTATGACGCAAGACCAAGAACTGACAAGTGGAGTGCAGAAAGCTATTGTGGAATGGCAGAAACGCAAGGAAGCCGAGGGTGCGGAGAAAGCTAAAGCTGTTACTGATTCCGAAGAGATGGCAAGTCAGGCGTTCATGGAGGACATCGTTTCCGAGCAGGGCATGAGCAAGAAAGAGCTGAAAGCGAAAAGAGAGGCGGATAAAGAATTTATGCGCGAAATTCTGAACGAGGATAAGGGGTAATGGCTACACAACCGCTCATAGAGGCAAAAGATGTGTCGAAGCTGATAACGCTCTTTGACCGGGTTTACAAGCTCGGTGTGGAGGACGGCTATCAGCACTCGCACGATGAGGGGTTATGTCGTGAGCATATCGAAACGACCAACTATCCCGGCAACTTCGGGCTGATACGCGACGGCTTCATATCCGATGAAATTGATTGGCAACTGACGCTCCAGCGCGAGGCAAAAGTTATGAAGATTTACGAGCCTATCCGCAAAATGTTTATCCGCATGGGTGCGTGGGCGCGAAGCAACTTCTATTCGTGCATACTCCCGGTGGCGCAGGACTTCTATAACATGGGAGTCGAGGATTTTCTTGCCAATCCAAACGCCGACACCATCACCACGTTTATGGAGGAACGGCGTATATGGTGGGGTGGCAAGCGAGTTGATGCCTACGGCTATGTAGAGAAGATACAAGGCTTCTGCGGTAAGCGTATGCGCAGTGAGGCGGCGGCGTTGGAGGGTCTTGTGGAAACACGGACGAGCAAATATCAGCGCATCGGCGAACACGATTTGCGCAAGCGGGTATTGAAAGAAAAATGGTGGCTGCACTTCCGCAGAGCCGTGGCGGTTGTGAACACTAATAGGATTGAGCATGGCAAAGAAGATTACAAAAGAGCCGAACATTAAGCGGTATAAGGCTAAATGCCCTATCTGTGAGTGCGAATTTGAGTTTGACACTACCGATGCTGAATGGGACATAGAGGAATATAAGAATGATTTTGGCGAAGTGTGGCGCACAGACACAAGGTGTATCGTAGATTGCCCCACGTGCAAGACTACGCTTCATATATGCGAGAGAATTGAGAAGTAATGAGCAGACCTATAAAGATACAGCACCCGACCCCGAAAGCGGATAAGCCATACGCTATTTTGCCGATCGGCTTATACTGCAACGCGGCTCTGCAAAAGTCTAAGCCGGGCCAGGAGGTGACTTTTGAAACCGATTGGAGGCGCGACAAGAGGCGCATCGTTCAGCTATGCCGTTTCCGCATAAACTCGCCTGAGTTCACCTTTATGCTCCGCATTATCTATGGCGAGGGAATGACCATTGCCAAGCTGATGGAGCGTTGGGAGGCATGGGCGGTTGTCGAGGGGATAGGGAAAGATGGTATTGATAAGGAGCAATGTATCATTATTGAGGTTGAACCGATAAAAGAATAATGTCTATGGCAGAAGATAGAAGTTGCATGTATTGGGAAGGCTATTGCGCCAAAGGGCTTGTGAACACACCTTGCGATAGGATTGGGTGTGTTGCATATTATCCGAGGCCAAGCAAAGCGGTAGAGGATTATTTTGCCAATAGCAAACCTCATAAATTGTGGGAAGATGCATTGAAAGGCAAGGCGTCTAATTTAGAATGATTACAAATAATGGCGAGAAAGAACAAACCCAAATATCACAATAAAAAGGTTGAGTATGATGGGATTCTCTTTGACAGCATCAAGGAGAAAGACCGTTATATCGTACTGAAACAAGCGCTGGAGGACGGATTGATTTCTGAATTGACATTACAGCCGCGTTGGGAGTTGCTTCCGGCGAAAAAGGAGCAGTATATCGAACACAAGAAAACCAAAGACGTGGTAAAAGAACGGACGATTCTGCAACCGATGCGCTATACTGCCGATTTCTCCTACATTAAAGATGGTGAATTTGTGGTGGAAGATGTAAAAGGCTCGCCCTATACTCTCTCAAGGGATGTGCCGTTGCGGTTAAAGATGATGAAGTATTTCCACGATATTGACGTGAGATTAGTGTATAAAGCAAATGACGTGATATGAACGGATTTATACCAAAATGCGGAGAATGTTGTTTTCTCCAAAACGAAGATATTAATGGCCTCGGCTACTGCAAGCTGCGGTGCGATTCGATGCGTTGTGGCGACCAATGCGAGTTAGACCATGGCAGAATCGGGCACGATGCAGCGATTTACGGACTCCACTATTTGCAGAAGTGGCGCAGAAGCAACTCCGACAAACTGAAAATGCCGCCTCCTTACGTTGTGGGGAAGCTCATAGACGCGGCGATACGCAAACTTAGAATTAATTGCGTGTGATATGGCAGACGAAAGATTGATACCTAACAGACCGATTCCCGACGATAGCAAGATTCCGGCGGCGGATAAAGACATGCTCTCCTACTCTATCGCCTTTGCCGTGCCTAACCAAAAGGCTTTCGCATTATGGCATCCTGAGTTTTTAGACAGCTCGGGGAAGTTGAACAAGACTGGCCGTGCGGCTTGTACGCAGTTTTTCAACTATGCGAAGAATCGGGAGTATGCGGATGCGTACAAGAGGACGCTTGCTGAGTTTTTGGAGAGGAAAGACCGCGATGTGAGCATCGACGCAGAACTGAGCGAAGACCGAATAGACAATGCGTACAAGAATCTCCTGCGGCTCGCTATTGAGGATTTGGAAAGAGGTAATGTCGTAGATAACGACACATATAAGCTCTATATGGAGCTATTCAAGAAGCTGGGACGCTTCAAAGACGATGTGGAGGAGCAGGAGGCTCCGAGGAGGTACCTACCAGAAAGGTGTTCTGCATGTTCCTACCGCTCTTTCGTGGAGGGACATGTTGAGAGCGGGGAAATCGTCAATGAGTGTGATTTTTGCCGGACGCGCCGCTTTGCGGAGGAGAATGGGTGGCATTACGACCCGACAAAGAATCTTGATTTACCCAAAGAGGATAATGACTAATAAACAGATATATGGAACTACAAGGAAAAACTGTTGCCGTCTTAGATTTGGTAAGCGGCACAAGCAAGTCGGGCAAAGCCTATCAGAAAAGGGAGTTCGTAATCGAAACCGCAGGGCAATACCCGAAGAAGGTGTGCATGCAGCTTTTCGGCGACAAGGTGAACGAGTGTCCGAATGTCGGCGAGGAAGTGAAAGTGTCTTTCGACGCGGAAAGCAGAGAATGGAACGGCAAGTGGTTTACCCAGCTCAACGCATGGAAAGTAGAGCGTCAAGGTATGCAGGCGGCACGGCAGCCAGTCTATCAGGCGGCACAGCCGCAAGCTCCGGCTACGACTGCTGCACCACAAGCTGACGATCTTCCATTCTGATATGTCACAAAAAAGTAGTAAATTTGCGACATGAAAAAGTTATTCCGTTTCCATAGGGGTTCATTAGACGAGAGTCTTGCCACGACAATAGAAGTGTCGGGGTTTGCTGAGTTACTTGATAAAGTCATGGCAACATACGGCGATAGCATCTGCAATGTCAAAATTCAGAAAAAGTGCATTCACAACCCACGTCTACCAAAGGAATGGAATGAGATGTGTTTCTATGTAGTCGCTGATTTTGACGGCTATAAGGAGCAATGTATCGGAATGAGCAATTTCTATGAGTTCGGATATGAACAAGATTGGGCTAAACTCGGCTTTGCAGTAAGAAATATGCTTTCACAAATTAATCCCTTTCATTGAGGGATTATCCTAAACACTACAACAAACCGACGAGGCTACGGCATACTACGGCGGTGTTAAAAATGAGGCGCAGGGATTGACCTTGCGCCATCTGCCCTATATGGCTGTTTTATGTCAGTTCCCCAGGAGTGACTTTATCTCAAGCAAGTCCTCGGCGGTTATCGTTATCTTGCCGAGGTCACCGAAAATCATGTCGAGTAATACATTGTGAGGAATGTTGATTATAACAGCCCCTTTGCCGTACTCAATTCCGAATGAGCCGATTTCAGCGTATGCCACATCCATTTCCTTGAACATGGTTACGGCATCATCAATCAACATATCGGTGTCAATCTTGCCGTCCTTGTCGGCCACGAACATCGTAAGGCCGTCCACCATCGAATTTATGCGCTTGTCCTCGCGCTCCATGTAGTTGTTAAGTCCGCGTTTCAGATACACCGAGGCGGCTTTAAGTCGCGGACGGCTCGCAGATAATTCGTCAATTTTCCCATACGCCCATTTGCGCACGGCGTTTTTCAGGTCGCCCGTAAGTCTGGCGGTTTCTTCTTTCAGATACATAGTCGTTTACTTTTTAGCGGTTTTCTTTTCTTTGGCTGTGCCGTTTTTCATCTGCAAGAACTCCGAATAGGTCATATCGGAATAATGCTGGGTGTACTCGTTGAAAAGCTCCATATTCCGGTCGGCCTCCTTTGTCGCTTTCTTTTTGAGCTGCCTGATAAGTGCAAGGTGGTTTTCAAGAGCGGCCTTGCCGTCCTGCGTACCTTCGACAATCGGGCGCATGAGGCGCATCTGCTCGCGCTGGAGTATTGCCATTATTGCCTGCTGACTCTGCTGAAATTCCTCGTCGCGGTTTACTATATCAAACTCGCGGTCTGAAAGTTCTGCTGTCAACTTCTCTATCTCGTCCCATATCGGGGCCTGCGACTGCGGTTGTCCGTTTACCGCTTGCGACCTCTGCTGCTGTCTGCGAGCTTCAAGCTGTTGCTGCATCTGCTGAAGCTCGGCAATGCGCTGGTCGTAGTCTATCGGGGAATTTACTGCGGAACTGCCTAACAACGGGTCTGCGCCGCCTAAAAATACGTTTGTCTGCATCTTAAATAGTGGTGTTAAGTTTTTAAAAGTAGTGGTGAGTGCCCCCGGAGGGACACCACACCACTATTTTGATTTGCGCTTCTTGCGCGTTGCCTTACGCCGAGGGAGCGGTTGCTGTACCCTGAGCGGAGCGACATCCGCAGCACTGCGAGGGAAAGCCGGTCACTGTCGGAGTCGAGGGCAGAGTGATCACGCCCTTGATGTTGCGGCAGTCGAGGCGGTCAGTGTGATTGATGGAGGCGGTGTAAGCCTTTTCAATCTCGCACTGGATGAGCTTGTCCTGATATGGACGGATAGCGGCACCCACGGCAACCTCTTTTTCGAGCTGTGAGATACGGGCGTTGAGGGCGTCGAAGCCGTCGCGCTGGCTCTTGTAGAGGCCGAAGTTTGCGGCGTTCATCTTGTCCTGAGTGTTGTCGTAGAGGTCGCGGCTCACCTTGTAGAGGCCGAAGTCAGCATCAACCTGCGACTTGTAGAGCGAGAACTTCTCGGCAACATCCACGTTGCGGTGGTCGTAGTCAGCCTGCATCGAGCCAACTTTCAGACCCCACATGGCGTTGGTGAGTGCGATAGCCTCGTCACAGCTCTTTTCCCATGCTTGGAAAGCTGTGGGAGCGGCTGCGCCGTATGCTCCGGCACCGCCCATGGTGTTGATGTTGACGTTCTCGGGCATATTTGCACCGCCGCCCCAGCCGAACAGTCCGCGACCGTTGCCGCTGAGAGCAAGCAGTCCGAGAGCTGTGCCGGCGATACCGAGACCGAGGCCCGTCCCCGCTACACCCTTGGAGGCGTAGTCTTTCTCCTTGTCATCGTGAACGTAGGTTTTCTTCTCCACGATTTCCTTGTTTGCAGTTTCCATAATTATGAATTTTACAGTTGCAGAGCAACATCGCCCTGTACTGCAAAAATACTTTTTAAGCCACTTTCGTTCAGTGAGTTACTTCGCAGTTGTTTCGCAGTTTTCTCCGAGTATCTTCGCAAGTTTGGCAAAGCTGTTTCGCAGCGGCCTATTCGTCTGAATACGAGAATGAAACGAGGTTATTGCATATTGTACGGTTCGCGGCGACACACCAAAAATCTCCGCTATGCGTGAGGGGTAGATGTCGCGGATATGGAGAAGTTTCGCAGCCATGTGCCGTGCATCCACGACTTCGGCTTTGCGCGATTTGGAGAGGATGGATTCTTTCGGTACGTCAAGTTCCTCGGCTACGGTTTCAATAATGTGATTGGCGAGTTCTGCAATCTTTGGCATGATTATGGTGGTTTTGTGCGGGGGATGAACAAAACGGCACGCCCCGTGTTTAAGGATTATAAAAGTAATTACTCATATAGCTCTTGTAACACGAGGCGATTCTTGCTCTCTGAGCCGTTTAGGTTTAGCGAGTTAGACGGCTCAGAGGTTGCAGGGGCTATTTTACTGCCCTTTTGGGCGGTTCGTATTTTAGCCCCGCCAACTTCTCGTTAGGCGGAACGCGGTCTTCGCACCCTGATTTGCGGCAATGCCACATCTTGTAATGCTCTTTCATGCTGCGCTCATTGTCGCGCTCCTCGGTAAGCGCGATAATCCGCTCATTAAGGCGGTTCAGCTCGGTCTCGCTCTGATACAGACGGTCTGACAACTCGCGGTTGCGGTCAATGTGCTTATCGACCGTGGCGTTGAGCTTTGATAGCCTTTCCGTGAGGTTACTGTTAAGAGTCAACAGGTTTTCGATTGTTTTCTGTTGGTGGTCTACTTGCGCAAGCAGCCTCGTAACCTCGGCATCGTCGGCGTCGGCCTGCGTTTTCTCCGCTTCGGCTTCTTTCTGCTTGACCTCGGCTTCTTTGAGGCGTTTGGTCTGCTTCCACCATATAATAGACAGCGTAGTGCCGACAACCGACGTGCCGCCGAACACAAATGTGAGGATTTGATATAATGTGTCCATGAGGCGTTACTTTTCGGGGTTATTCTTTGCTATGTCCTTGCGGTCGGCGTTGTTGTCGATTTTAGGCGACTTCTCTGCTTTGTCGGGGTTGTCACCGTCCTTTTCCGTAACAATCACGTCCTCGGCGGTATCGGTCGAGCCGAAATCTTCCGTCGCTTTCGCTTTCGCTTTGAGCGGAATATAAGTCTTGCGGAAAAGCTCTTCTTCCTGCTCGCGTGCGACGGTCTTCGCCCCGTCGGGATATTGCAGGTCGCATTCCGACGCGCAGTCCTCTTTCGACAGCACACCTGCATACACGAGCTTTGTGGAATTGTCAATAAGCTCGGCGGTGTTCTGCGGTACCCATGTTATAGGCTCAATTGAGGTGCGGATTTTAGTGTAAACTTCGTTGCCCTCGATTTTTGCGACAAGAGCCTTGAACACTTCAACCATATAACGCACCTGCGGAGCGACAAGCACCCAGAACGCTTCCGCGTCTTGAATTTCGGAAGTGAACATCAAGCGAAGTGCACTGGAGCTGTCGGCACCCGATTTGAGGATTTCCGGTTCGATAATGACCGACATCGAGCCGTGCATGATAGCGTCCATCTTGGCTTTGATGTTTACCGTGGCAATATTCGACATATCTCCTGGGTCTATCGTCTTCATGTCGGCGGCTTTGAGTTGGTCTACATCGCCCTCGACGGCATAGATGCGTCCGTGAGCGTCGGCGCTCGGCAGCGACTTGATTTTGGTGGCCTTGACGAGTTTGTCGGGGAACGCCGACACTTTCATTGACTCGGCAATATAAGACATGGCTCGCTCCCACGACTTGATTTCGTCCTCAACGCAGCCCGTCGCAAGGTCGGGCACACGGAAATAAATTACTTGATTGAGATTGTTGGCAATCTGTGTCTCGCGCCTATTACCGAGTCTGCGCCAACCGTCCTTGCTTTCGGCGGTCGTTTTCCAATCAATACCCTTGTTGAACCACCCCGAAAAGCGTTGCCACCACGACAAATCCTTTTCATTGTCCCCCTTGCCCGATGACTGCACCCACGTCTCAGTCCACCCGCAAGCGTAAATATCCACGGCGTTTTTGCCTCGCAGGGTGTAAAGGCGATAAAGGATTGGATTGTGGTTCTCGTCATAATCGGGGAAAAGTGCGTCTCCGTATAGCGGAGAGAACACTTTATATTGCAGAGTGTTCCCCTCCATAAAGAGATAGACAGCAACTTCGCAGCACTGACGGAGCGACAACACGGCCTCGAAATAGGCTGTTTTCAGCCCGAGAGTGTCGCGCCATGAGAGCAATGTAGCAAACTCGTCCTTATATTCTTTTGTTTCGTTGCCAATCCAAAAGCCTTTCTGCGCGGAGTGATTGGCTTTGGCGATTGCGACCCGTCGTTGCAGGGAGCAGCGCGTGGTCTCCATATATTGATAGCCGAGGAATGTCTTTTTCTTTTTGACCTTACCGTTGGCATCAAGAACTTTATTCCCGTTTTCATCAGTTACTTCCTCGTCGATATATATAGGGCGCGTCAGCCAGTGCGGGCTGTTGATTTCGTGCGCGCTCGGCTCGATTTCGTTGAGGAAATCAGAAGTCGTCATATAGCGGAAGCACTCGCCGCTATTGTCGGGTTGCGGCTCGATGTAGTATTGGCTATTGACGGGAGTAGGAATGTCAGTTGTTCCCGGCGCAAGTCTGCGCTTCCAATATTCTTTTTTAAGGTGTTCTGATATATTCATGTCATCATAAGAGATTATATTCACCAATAGCTGCCCCAACCCGAAAGAGGGTGAGGACAGAAGATTTCATCGTAAGCGTCATCTTCGACTTGTGGTTTTGGTTGCTTCCTCTCTCGGGTGTCGAGTTCAAAGATTGCACGGTAGGAAATAGCATCCATGAGGTCGGGCGAAGATTTGAACTTGTCCTTGTATTCCTCTTTCTTGCGGTAGTAGATTTTGCCGTTGCGGTCGGTTGTGATGAACACGTTGATTTCATCGAAAAGCACGTCAATGAGACGGCGGCGTTGCCCTTTCTTGCCGTAGGGGATTACAAGGTCTTTGCTTACGCCAACTGAGATTTCTCCCTTTTTCAGCATTATCTCGGTCTTGCCGAGAAGCTGGGAGCGGAGGTTGAAGTATCTCGCTACCGTTACCTGATTGCCGTTCTCGTCATACTCCTGCTCGACTCGCCCCTGCCCGCTAATTCCTCTCGCTCCTTTTTTCAGGAAGTCCTCAATCAGACCGCCTATGCCGTTTGCATCGTAGGCGAAGTTGGCTATCGGTATGTTGTAGCGATTGAGTATGCCGTTTATGAAATTCTCCAACTGATGTGTTTCCTCGGATTCGGTGTCTTTTCGGAAAAACTCAATGGCTATTATCTGCAAGCCTTTCCAAATGATGCAGGGACAGCCGTCGGAATCCACACCGCCTTTTGAAATATCCATTGTGGCATATACGTTGGCATCCTTGTTGTCAATCGGATTTTCCCACAGTGAATGAATCATTGAGCGGCTTACATTGATTTCCTCGTTCTCTACCGGCCCGAAATAAGCCTCTCCGACAATGGCGCGTTGTGTTCCGCCGACAGCGTGCAGGTTGGCGACTGACTGACCGCCCGTAGCGTTTACAAGCTCGCGGTTGTCGGCGGCAGTACCTGTGAACACGGTAAACGATTTCACCATATCGGCTTCCGTCAGTCCTGCCTCTCTATCCTCCTGCGATATTCGGGGATTGGCTTTCTCCACTACTTCCTCGCGTGTGTCGCCCCAAATGATTTCAGCTGGAGTGTCGCCCTTGACATAGAAATAGCGTATCTTGCCAATCATATCCCTGCGCAGATACCAGTCCGCTCCGAGATAGCCAGCGTCGCGTAGCATCTCCGTAGTCCAATGCTCATGCAAGGGGTTAAACGAGAGAATCATCTGCGGAATCATCCCCGAATCGTCGCGGTTACGCATAAACCAAAACGAGAACATCCCGAAGTGATTCATTTCGGTTGCCTCGTCAATCATTATCAGCGAAGCCTGATTTTTCTTGGCATAGTCCTCGAATAGTTTTTTCTCGTCGGGATTGGCGTAGTTGAAGTTGGAGTGTATGAGCTGGAGGTTTGAGTTCCATTGCGGCCATACAAATGAGGGAATATCGGATGAACTTGCCTGACATCCGGCGAAGCCTCCGCAGACCTTTACGCCGTCGGTGAAAATTGACGAGCCCTTTTTGGAGTCCAATGCACGGACAGAAATCAGACGAGCCTTGAAATCCTGCTTGTCTACGCCTGAAAGAGCTTTAAGGTACATGGAGAAAGTCTTACCCGACGTGCCTTGTCCGCACATAAACACAAGATTACATTCCGAGGCACATACATTCTCCTGAAGTCCTACCTGCGGAATGTAGTCAATCTTATGACGCAGTTCAAAGCCTCCCACAACCGTTTTGCTCTTGCTTTTGACCGTGGCAAGTTTGCGCTCCACCTTCGGGTAAAGCGCAATATCGAATTTGAGTGATTTGTCAAGTAATCTGAACGCCATAGATGCTTAAAAACCGCGAAAGCCACCTGACGCGATGGGGTCAAGTGGCTCTGCGGCTCTGAATTTGGTGCAAAGATAATAAAATCTAAAGTTATTTTATAGTTTTTCTTGCATAATCTACTAAATGATATTATATTTGCACGCAGAAGAAGATTGTATGAAAGCAGGAATATATTGTCCGCGATGTGCGGAATTAGGACGCAAGCCGAAATTGCTTGCTAAATACGAGGATTTAGTGGGGCGCGGCACCGTCTATTTGTTCTGCAAGAAATGCGGTAAAGAGATACCGATAGACATACGGAAGTACAGCCTTGACAGGTAAAAAGGATTGTTTAACCACATAAAGTTTTCATTATAAGAGCCAAGAGCCGATTTCCCGTGAGGGTAGTCGGCTTTTGCACATTTAAGACATAGCGCGGTAGAGCAGCTGGTAGCTCGCAGCCCTCATAAGGCTAAGGTCGGCGGTTCGAGTCCGCCCCGCGCCACAAATGAATTATGGTTAAACATACTTGATAGTCCTCCGATTGGGAAATTAGAGAATTATGAACGAGAATGTAGCTTAGCTGGTCAGAGCATCCGCCTGATACGCGGAAGGTCGGTGGTTCAAATCCATCCATTCTCACAAATATATTAAAAAGAGAGCCACAGAGCCGATTGACGTGCAAAAGCGTCGGTCGGCTCTTTTTTATTAACCGATAACAACTTCTATATGAAGCAGAAAATCAAGGAAGCACTTAAACAGAAGTACGGAACGAGGGCGAACAAGGAACTCGGGCAGTTACAGCTGGGTATTGGTGACGAGGTATTCGAGAGGGTAGCCGCTTCCGTAGAAACTCTCATCCCAGACGAGAGCGCGATTGAGGGCTTCGTGAACAGCGAAAACACACTCAATCTACTCAAATCCTATCAGAGCGTAAACGACAGACTTCGGGCGGCGGAAGCCAAGAACGAGCCTGCGCCCAAACCCTCTGACACCGGCAACAATCCCCCCGAACCCGAACCCGAACCGAAGCCGCAGGAGAATCCGGTTGACATGGCGAAAATCATTGCCGAGGCGGTAGCCAACGCAATCAAGCCTATCAGCGACGAGCTTGCAGGGTTCAAGGCAGAAAAGACCGTAAACGACACTATTGCTGCCGTGAACACACGCATCGACGCTTGGGGCTACGGCAAGGGCTATCCCAAAGAGATGGCGAAAGCACGCACCAACGCGATGGAGCTTTACGAAGCCTACGGCAAGAAATGGACTGCCGACGAACTCGAAGCGAAAATCAAGGAGAAGTTCAACCAGGAAGTCCACGACAAGGGGCTTGATACTTCCAAGCCCTTTGAGAGTGACGGCGGCGCGGGCGGCGAAGCTGACCTTGACATGACCGAGGTAATGAAAATCTATCAGAAGTCAGGGCGAGTAGCGGGCAAGGAGTGACGGTTGCCGAGAATTAACCCAAGTTTAACTTAACACCGACAAATCATGGCAAATTACGGACATTCCTTCGGGAATACATCTGCCGGACCCGTAGAGGTCGAAAGAGTGGTGCTGTGGAGCGACGTGTATGAACGCTATCCCTCAGGCGCGGTGCTGAAGAAATCGGACAGCTATCCCGAGGGCAAGGTTATCCCTGCCGGGACGCCGATTTCGGTAAGCAAACCCGGCGGCGAAGCCACACTCAACGGCTCGACCCCTATCGGTCTGACCCTTGACGATGTGACGATGGGCGCGGACTTCTGCACCCTCGCCATCGTAACTCGCGGTCGCATCCTTGAAGACCGCTATTCAGGCACAGCCTACACCACCGCACAGAAAACCGCCCTCAAAGGCGCAATCACTTTCATCAAAGAATCGTAAGCAATGGACACAAGATTTTTAGGACTTGACGACTTGGCCGGGACGCTCGGCCTCGCGTCGCACAAGACATTCCAGACCTACTACGAGTCCGCGCTGAAAGACCGCGAAACAGAGGGGCTGGACATCGAAGGCTTTGAGTGGGCTGACCCTCAGATAGACTTCGACTATGAATTTTTGGAGGGCGAGGGCATACTGAGCGCAATGGCGACTTATGTAGACCTCTACTCTGACCCCGATCCCCGTGGTCGCAAGACCTCGCTGAAAAAGTACACAGGCTCGATTCCGCGTCAGAAATGGGTCGAGAAATACGGCGAGGAAGACTACCGCAAGGAACTCATCGAGGCGAACAAAGCCGCCACGCTCGGCGCACTTCGTGGCGAAATTCCCGAATCCTCAATCAAGGAGTATCTGTGGAACCGCCTTTTCGACCGCATGAAGCAGTTCCCCGACCGTCACCGCAACTCAGTTACCTATCAGGTAGGTCAGATGAAGTTCAAACGCGAGCTTACGCTGACCGCGGCAAACAACCCCGGAGGCTTGCAGGGCGTGACTTATAAGTCGCACATCCCCGAAGCCAACATCAAGAAGGAGAGCTGGTACACCGTCGGCGAGAACGGAACCGTGACCTACGTCTCCACCATCGACCCCATTCAGGTGCTGATGGAGAAAATCTACGACCTCAAGACCGACAAATATCGCGGTTACACCAACGTAGTCGTGGAGATGGACAACGCCACCTATCTGCGTCTGATGAAGCACCCCAAAGTGTTGCAGCGCATCGGTTTCGCCGGAGAGCGCATGCTTTCGCTTTCCAATCAGAAAGACCAGGCAGCAGCACAGACCGCAGGCTGGGAGAAGATTCTGACCAATGGTATCGACTACGCCAAGACATTCATTCAGACTGCCATTGGTGCTGACGCGCTGATTGTGCATACTAATGTGGTGGGTCAGGAGACTTTCAACTCGACAAGCAAGAACTACGATGTCGCACCGATTTCGCCCTACGCTGAAGATGTGATTCTCGTGCGTCCCTCCGGCATCATCGGACAGATTTACAACGTGGCTCCCGTGCGTCCCGACAAATCCGCCATCTTCGGTGACATTTTCGGCGGCAAGGGTATCATCGAGTATATCTACGACAAGGACAACCGCACACAGAAGTGGAAGTCAGAGCTGACTTGCCTTGCCGTGCCTACCGTGCCTAAGAAGCTGTTCTACTACGAAATCGGCGGCGAGACTGCTACCTACACCGCTGTAACCAACCCTACGGGCAATCCCAAGACTCAGGGTTACTACGAGAAGAACAGCAGCGGCGAGTATGTGCTGACCGAGGACACAACCGTGCAGTCGGGCAAGACCTACTACACCAAATCCTAAACGTGAGAGAGTATGACGGTAGAGCAATGGCTTAGGGGGCATTTTCACGGCCTCGGCAATCAGATAGAGGGGAACGTGCTTGAAGTGGCGGCAATCTCGCCGATGGAGGCGCGTCCCGAACCTTTCCGCGTGGTCGCACTGACCGACGAGGTAGAGGATTATATCAATGACGAGGAATACCGAAAAGGTCTGAACTACGCCCTCTCTACCCTCTACTACTCGATGTCGGCGGCAATCACGGGCGGCACGAAGAGCGAGAAACGCGGCAACAGACAAATCTCCATCGGCGGCTATCCTTTGACTACTAAGGACAGAGAAGCCTTTCGCGCACTTGGCGACAAGCTGCGCAGAGAGCTTGGCGCGGAGGTGGAGGAGGAAGTGACCGACAGCGGGGGTATGTTTGACGCTACGAACCTACGCACGAAAGGAGGTTGGCGATGAGCGATTTGAGCTACCCTGACAAATGCGTAATCACCCGAAGCACGGGCGAGACGGACGAGTGGGACAACCTTGTGAGCGAGGAGATATACAGCGGCGTGTGCGACTTTCAGCCGGGAGGGCAGACCTCTCTGTCGATAATCACGCACAACGACGTGGTGTATCTGCCAAAAGCCGTGATGGTGCTGGAGAACGACAACATCACGGTGACTACGGCACTCGGACGCAAGCGCGAGGGTGTGGTGAAACTCGCTAACGACCTCGGACTTGACCTCACGGGCGACTATGTGACGGAGATTGAGATTAAGCAGAGCGTGGAGAAGTAAGGTATGGCAAATCCAAGCGTAAGAGGCTATCAGAGCCAAAACCTGAATGCGCTGATGAACGGCATGAAGATGTTTGTCAAGAATGTTGCGCAGCCGCAGCTTGTGTCTGTACTCAGACAGAAAGCGCAGGAGGTGGTGCGACTGATTGACAGCGGACTGATACCCGAATACACTGCAAATCTCCACGACGCCACGAGTTGCGCGGTATATGCCGACGGAGCAATCTCGGCATTTATTCCCACAGAACGGGCGCAGAAGCAGGGAAAGAGCGGCTTTGACGGAGTAAACCACTACGGCATAGACGGCTCGGCCTTTCTCCAGCAAGCTATCTCCGAGGCAAGCACACGCTTTGCCAAAGGGGTGTGGTTTGTGGTATTCTCCGCAGTTCCTTACGCCTATCACATAGACGCGCACGGCTCGCCTCTCGGACGCGGGCAGGACTTCTTCAAGACCATACGCGGAACGGCAGTCAATGACATTCTCGCAGGTCTGAGAGCAATCCCGAATGTAGAAGTAACCGCAACACCCGCACGGCTATGAGCACAATCGCAGACCTCAACCCCGACGTGGCACTTGCCGCCTTGCTCGACAACAAGGTTACGGTGCAGACCTCTGCGACGCAGAGCCACACGATACGGGCTTACGCCGACGAGGAACGACCTAACAAAAACCTCGCGGACGAGTTCATCGACGTGGAGTGGAACGGCGCGGCACGAAGCCTGACCGAAGACCCGGCACTGTTCAGAGGCAACCTTATGCTGACAATATGGTGCAAGGCGCAGACGGACGGCAGGGCGAAGAAGAAGCTCGTGAAGCAGATTGTCTCGCAAGTCGCTCCGCTCGTACACCGCAAGGTATCGCAAGGCTTTGTGTTCAGCTTCGACCCCACCAACGTGATAACCCCGACAACGACAAATCTCACTACGGGCTATTCCACTACGATACTCAACGTGGAGTGGCACGTTACAGATGAATTTTTACAGAAACAATAACAATTAAAACCATATAATCATGGCAGGCATTAAACCAAGAAAAGTTACTGAGGTTTTCAATGGCCAGAGCGACATCGTGCTCTTTGACGCTCCCGCTGACGGCTACGATGCCGATACCTCATTCGCTGACGTAACCGCGAGCGGCATGTCGCTCGGTCAGGTAGTCGAGGATTCAACCTCATGGGAGGGTGACGAACCGACAATTGACGTAATCAAAGACGAGCAGGGCGACCCGATTGTGTCGACCGTTACGGCGGGCACATACGCTTTCTCCTGCGACATCGCCGACCTCTCGGAAGAGCTGGCGCAGGCAATCATGAAGGCCGCAAAGGTAACCACTCCAGGCACCTCGACCTCAATCAGCACTCCGACCAACGTGCTCAAATTCGTGGAACTCCCCGTGTCCACCGCCCCTATCGCCATTTTCAACGACGAGGCCAACAAGTGGATTCTGTTCCCGAAAGCAAAGATTGTCGGCAATCTCTCGCTCGACAGCAAACTGTGGCGACTCCACATCACCGCTACCGCTGAGTATATCGACACCGACACTCTCGGTACGTTCATGATGGGTAAGGGCAAGCCCATCGCCGCAACTGCGTAACCCATAACAATCTCTTCAACGATGGGGCGGTAGCGTTATTGCCGCCGCCCCTTTTAATACACCACTATGACTGAAAGCGAAAAAGCGAAAGACAGAATACTGGAATCCATCTGGGACAGCCTTGAATTTATGTCCCATTCGGAACGTCGTGAGCTTGCCGAGAGAATGTTATGTCCTCCGCGCCCCAAGTCTGATATGGAACTTATGGCAGAATTGCAGCGCAAATATGACGAACTGCAAGCTGACTGCAAGGACTTGTTAAGTGTTGTAGTAAATCTTGCACAGGGGAAAGAAGAACCCCGAATGATTGAATTTAACGATTCCGACGGCTATCCAAGGTGCATACTTGACTTAATGCGACAGCACGCCACGTGGAGCAAAGAGCCTATAAACAAAGAGTGATATGGCAGAAGAAGATAAAGAAAAACCGCAGGAGCTTACCGCCGAGGAGCTTGACCGCATGGTCGCGGCAAAGGAGCATATCAAGCACGGATTCCCGCGAGTGATTGCCGTCGGTGGCAAGACTTACACCGTAAGACAAGTGAGCAAGAAAGTGAGAGAGCGCATCCACACTCTCGAGCTTGAAGCCTACGCGCTATCTGGCAAGCAGAGAGAGGCTATGCCGCTCCGCAAAGCGAAGAAGATACAGCACAAACTCGACACACTCCACGCCAAGACAGCCGCGTACTATCTGTTAGGCAACCGGGCTTTATTTGTCCCGTTTCTTTTCGCACTGACATGGCGGAGGCTCATGCTCCGCTACGAGGAACACACCGCCACAATCAACAATGCCGCCCTCAACGATGAAGAAGTGGGTTTTTCTTTAGCCAATTGGGAAAATACAAAGCATCAACTCGCGCTCTCTATGAAACCAATTGGCGACGGCGTAAGAGAGACGCTGAAAAGATGGAGGGCGGCGGAGGCGCAAGCGGCGGAGGACGCTACGAAGAAAAAGGGGGAGGACAGCAAGTAGGCAGTCTGTTCGCAGAAGCTACCGATAATGAGAAGATTAAGGCGATATACGGCAACTACAATCTGTGGTCATGGCTGCGTTATTGGTATCTCGACACCGAGAACTACGTCACGTTTATGCTTCTCGACAAGGGCTATTATGACTATGACTACGAAGCGGTGAAAGAAACCGTGCGCCGCAACGAAACGCAGGAGCAGAAAGACAAGCGCACACAGAAGATGATGGATAGGTTCGGCTTCGGCAAGGTCAAGAGTATAAAGAAAACCCTCACGCCGGAGGAGTTGCAAGCCGAGGTGATGAGAGAGGAAAAGAAAAAATAAAGCAGGGAGCGCACGGATTCAGGTCTGTACGCTCCCCGATTGTTTTCTCTCGGATGAGATAAGTAGGCTCTTTCATGGAAATTTGCTAACTTTGCAAATAAAAATAAAAAGGTTATGACTAAATTTTTCAAAGTGTTTAACTGCCCCGGTCGCTTCTTTGAAGTCCTCGGTTATATTACCGTTGTAATCGGGCTTATCATGTTTATTGTGGGCGTATTCAATGCTTGCACAGGTCTATCTGCATATAATTCAGTTGGTGCGCCCGATGCTGCCATGCTAAACACAGGCATTGGCGGTATATCGCTTATTGTTTCGGGTATAATCACCGCAGTTGTCGCGCCGCAACTCTTTTTCGCCATTTCTAAAATAGTCAAGGCTGCGGAAAAATATCTTGGCGATTAACCAAAAGGATGCCTGTATCTGAGATAGAGTGAGAAAGTGGCAATAGAGTTAAAGTTATTTTGTAGATTTTATTGTGTAATCTACAAATAATGATTAACTTTGCAGTGCGACCGTTACCGCAGACATAAACTTATTCAGTCAACCCCTTTGGAATGTGTAACGGCTTCCATTGGGGTTGCACTTTTAAGGATGGCAACACTTTCAGAGGCATTTCCCGATTTAGCAAGACAATGGGATTATGAACGCAACGTGGGATTAACTCCTGATAAAATCCCTGCGGGTTCACACTTAAAGGTTTGGTGGAAATGTCCTATTTGCCATCATTCCTATCAGAAAATAGTTGGCAATCGCACCTGCCCCTCCAGACTCCCTTTTGAATCGGAGAAATGCCCTATTTGTTTAGGCAGGGTCATAGTCCCCGGCTTCAACAGTCTTAAAGCCAAGTTCCCCGAAATAATAGAAAAGGAATGGGATTTTGAAAAGAACACAATAGACCCCGATACAATACCGCCGACATATCGTAAAAAGATGTGGTGGATTTGCCCCAACGGACACAGTTACGATTCACTACCCGGCAACAAGGTTTATCACACGGGTGGCGATTGTCCCTACTGTTCATCCAACAAACTATGCAGAGAAACATCGCTTGGCTATCTGAATCCCGAACTTGCAAAAGAATGGCATCCGACAAAGAATGGCAATCTAACACCGTTTGATGTATTCGCCAACACCAATCAATATATTTGGTGGCTCTGCCCGATTTGCGGACACGAATGGAGGGCAAAAGGCAGCAACAGAAACGCCAATAATCGAGGTTGCCCTCATTGTGCTAATTGCAGAAGTTCATCAGTCCCCGAACAACTGTTATATAGGGCAGTCAAAAAGCACTATCCCGATACAGTTAACCGCCATCATATTGGAAAAGACGAAGTGGATGTATTCGTGCCGTCATTGAATATAGGATTTGAGTATGACGGACAGCGTTTCCACAACGAGAGAAAGCTACCGAAAGACATAGCCAAAACCAAACGCTTGATTAAAAACGGTGTAGTTTTATATCGTTTTAGGGAAGATGATTGTCCCGACATTCAAGTGCCGGGGTGTACGGTCATAAAAGTAAAATACACTCCCGAATATGAGGATTTGGAGGCAAAGTTAGAAGTGCTGCTCGCTGAAATATCCTTAAAAGATATTAAGGTGGATTTTGGCTCGGAGATTAACGATGTGAGGGCAACATTGGACTGTCTGCCCTATGAAAAGGGCTTTGCCGCATCGGAAGAACAGAAACGTAAAGCCGGGATAGCCCCCGTAGCTCTTTGGGATTATGAAGCCAATGCGCCGTTAACGCCCGAAATGGTTACGCCGTTCTCTGACAAAGTAGTGAATTGGATATGCCCCACGGTTTCTTCCCATAAATGGAGAAGTCCCGTAAAATCAATATCGTTGGGATATGGGTGTAGTAGATGTGCAAAAAGGTATCAATATACAACGGAAGAATGGATTACAGAAGCGCGGAAAGTTCACGGCGACAAATATCAGTATCATTTGGTAAAGTATATCGACTGCCACACAAAGGTTGATATAGTATGTCCTATACACGGAGTTTTTAGACAAACGCCAACGGAGCATCTTGCAGGCAAGGGTTGTGCTTATTGTGTTCATCAAAAATTCCATCCATCTGAAAGCCTTGCCGTCTTACGTCCCGATATTGCCGCAGAATGGGACTATGAGTTAAATAAGGATAGCGGTTTTGTACCCGAAACGATAGGGTTGTCCTCTAAAAAGAAGTTTTGGTGGCACTGTAACAATGGGTGCAATCATAGTTATTTGGCTCTGATACAGCAACGGGTTAGGGGAACAGGCTGTGCTGTATGTCATGGCAAACAAGTTTCTCCCGATACGAGTTTAGCTACCCTAAATCCGGCACTTGCCGCCGAATGGTGTGCGGGAATGACAAAACGCCGTCAGAAGTTACCCTTAAATCGGACTATGAAGCACTATGGAAATGTCCGAACCCCAACCATCCACCTTATAGACAAAAGGTAGAGGTACGTTCAAGAGGTACAGGATGCGTCTATTGTCAACGCTATGGGAAGAAGCATCCTAAAGATTTTGAGGATGAAGTTCACGCAAAATTCCCATACATAAAGTTACTAACACAGTTCACAAGGATGTCTGATAATATTGAGTGTAAATGTGAAGTGTGTAGTCATGTGTGGAGACCATCAGGCAATAGCCTAATGAAAGGTAAAGGTTGTCCGAAGTGTCGAGGTAAGATTCAACATTAGCGTTTGTGAGATATATCGCAGTAGTATTGTTTAATGTCGTATTTTTTAGTAATTTTGCGATACGATAGAGCCGAGAGCCACTAACCTTAACCGGGATAGTGGCTCTTTTCTCTTTAACAGACATATAAACCAAGCCGAGAGCCGAGAGCCGATGCCGCCAAAAGCGGTCTCGGCTTTAATTGTTTAAGGCGATGGCTGACAAACTTATTTTTCCTATCGGTTTTGACTTGGAGAGCGGATTAAAAGCCGCTGAGGGCGACTTTAATCGCGTCGCACGTCAAATCGAAAATGCGATAAAGCGAAACCCCGTCAAAGTCCCGATAGGCTTCGATGAGGCTACTGCAAAACGCCTCCGTGAAGAAGCTAAAGATATAGAGCGTGTGCTTGCCAATATTAAGAACCATTACGGAAGCGGTCAACTCAAAGGTCTTTCAATCGGATTTATCAACACGCAAAAAGAGATTGAGGGGATAAGGCGGCTTGAAGCGCAGCTCCAAACATTACAACAACAAAGAACTGCACTGGTTAATGCTGGCGCGACCATACAAGAACTCAATAAGATTGATGCTGCTATTCGTGGAACAGAGTTTAATCTCAAAGCCCTAACCCACGCATTTAACAAAGATATGTCGTCCAACGTGGCGATAACCCAACAGATAACCAAGTTAAAACAGCTCTCGGAAGAATTGGCTGGCATAGACCGTATGTATGCTCGCTTGCAGGCATCGGCATCAGCAGCCAACAGACCCGTAAACTCGTTTGAGGCGAATGAAATGCTTGTTCGCCGCAGGGAGATTATGGAGGAAATTGCAAGAGTTACAAGAACCGCTACCGAAGCACAAAAGGAGCTTTTCAACATTAAGGGTGTCGGCGTTGGGGCAAGTCAAGGAGTGTTCGGCATTGGCGGAGAGCAAGGGCTGTCTGCGATAACCGAACAAATATCCCGATATGAAACTCTGAAAAAGCAGTTGCAGGAAGTAGAGGGGCAATATGAGAGATTGAAAGCGATGCAAGCTCAGGGTATGGGCGACCAGAGCGAAAAAATCAATCAGACCCTCCAACGGCGTATTGCGATACAAAAAGAACTTGGCGAAATCACGCAGACGGCGGCACAAGCGCAGAAGGAGCTTGAAAAGAAAGCACAAGCCACGGCTGCCGCTTTCCAAAGAGGGCGAGGGGCGATAGAGAACTTCAACAGAGTTATGAAGTTGCCCGAAAACCGAATAATGAATATTCAGCAAAAGATAAATTTGTTGAATCAAGCTCTGAAACGTGTCGGCATCAACTCCTCTGAATATGGCAAGATTACGATGGAGTTGACACGGCTCGGACGCAAGCTCGATGAGGCGAAAGCCAAACAAGAGGCTCTGACGGGTGCACAGAAAAAATCGGGAGCAGAGGGTAGCAGGGCGTTCAGAGAGCAGAGTAGCTATTTGAGTATTCTAATAAAACGTCTTGCGGTGTATGCGTCGTTTGATGCGGTTAACAACTTCCTTACCAAAGTGAGGGAGGTAACTGCGCAGTTTGAGTTGCAGCGAATATCTCTCGGCGCGATAATCAACGACCAAGCGAGAGCGAATATGCTTTTCAATGAGATAAAGCAGTTTGCTCTGAAATCGCCTATCAAGATTTTAGACCTTACCAAGTACACCAAGCAGCTTGCCGCATTTAGGTTTGAAACCGACACATTGTTCGACACCACCAAGCGCATGGCAGATATTTCTGTCGGCTTGTCCGTCCCGATGGATAGGCTGATTCTCGCACTCGGTCATGTTAAGGCATCCACATACCTCACGGGTATAACCCTGCGCCAATTTTCAATGGCGGGTATTCCTATGCTTGAACTTTTAGCTGAAAGGTTCACGGAACTTGAAGGCAGGGCTGTTTCTACTGCGGACGTGGTAAAAAGGGTACACGATAAATTGGTGTCGTTTGAAGATGTAAACCAAGTTTTGATTGGTCTCACCGAAAAAGGCGGCATGTTCTACAACATGCAGGAGAAGCAAGGTAACACTCTATATGGCTTGTGGGCGAAACTTGGTGATGCGGCAAGTGTGATGTACGACCAAATAGGTAACACTGCGGCTGTCAATAAGGGCATGAAGTCTGCGATTGACACCTTGACGGTGATGATGAGAAATTGGCGGGACGTGGCGCGAATCGCCACCGAAGCAGGAATAGCCTTTGCTGTTTACAGATTGGCTGTAATCGCTTCAACCAAAGCAACTGCATTAGCAACCGTTTGGGAAAAGAAGGATATTACGCTGCGCCAAATGCACCTCAAAACGGTAATGGCGCAGAGTTGGACTGTACGCAATTTCAACCGTGTATTATTGGCAAGTGGCGTAAGCGCACAAAAAGCCTCTACTGCAACATGGGTGTTTTCAAGAGCCTTGCATGGATTGAAAGCTGCAATAGCGACAACGGGAATCGGAGCGTTGATAATAGGTCTTGCTTTATTGGTCGATAAGTTACTTTTCTCAAAATCTGCTGCGGAACAGCTCAAGGAATCATTAGATAACATCGAAACCGAGAGCATACAAGAGCAAGAAAAGTCCGTCCGAAACTTTGAGCGACTTGCCAACATTGCCGTCAGTGCATCCTCTACCTACAAAGAGCAACAAGCTGCTTTAGAGGAACTTAAACGCACCTATAAAGAAATCATACCCCAAGAGCAACTGACTATTGAGAATCTTAAACAGATGAACGGCAACTATGAGTTGCTGACCGCAAGCATACGCAGATATGTGGCTGAACAGATGAAGCAGAAGCAGACAGACGAGATTATCAATACCTATGCCTATGAAATACTTAAAATACAGCGTAAAATCAGCAACGAGCTAAAGAACAAATATTCTTATGAGCAGTTGGCTGCATTTTGGGATAAATATACCGAAATAGTAAAAGATGCGTCAAAATCTGCGGGCAAATCCGTGTCGGAGCTTATCAATATGACTGTCTCGGCAATGGGTGCGGACTTGCAGTTTGCGCATGACTTGGGTTCGGCATGGACTTTATTCGCCCACGACCATGCGGATGTTTCTCGTATGACAACGCTTATCCGTGAGCAGGAAAGACAAATTGACGCATTGTCTAAGACTTACGACATAGCTTCAATGAAGATGGGCGAATATGCCGAGTCGTACAATGTAGCGGTGGATAAGATAACCGAAAACGGCGTGAAACTGAATGGCGCGGTTATCGAGCAGGAGGACAACCCATTGCTATATTTACAGCAGAAAGGCAACCTTGAAATCAAGGACGCGATGATACCTACCATAAAGGAGGCTTTCAACGCTGCCGGGATAGCGTTTAATGACGGATGGACTTCGCTTATAGATAATGTGGATGAGAATATGCCGCAACTCACTTCCTCTATAAATTTTGACCCTATGGTTGAAAAGGTAAATGAGGAATCGCAGAAGCTATTGGCGGAATTACAGAAACAACTTGACGCACTTGTCGCACAGCGAGAGGCTTATCTTAAACAGATTAAGGCGGAAGAAGCAAAAGGCAAGGGCGGCAATGATGAGGTAATCCAAAATGCAAAAGCTCGCTATAACGAAATTGGCGATGAGATTGAAAAACTTGAAGAACGCGCAAGAAAAATCAACATACTGCCACAGTTGCTTGAACACTTAAAGAAGAAGTACGAGGATTTAGCCCCGTCCGATTCCGTTGTCAAGTTGATGCGCCAACGCTTTGATTCTATTGTCGATTATACAAAAGCCTACGCCAAGAATATGCGCCGATTCCGCATGAACGCGGATGAGGATATGGAGGCGTACCGCAAAAGGCTGTCGGATGAGGTCGAGCTTATCAAAAAGAACATCAAGGCTTGGACTGCCGCAATGGTCTTGGCTCGTTTATTCCGCAATAAGACAGAGGAGCAAAACCTGCAAAACCTAATAGACGAAGCCAAACTGCAACTCAAAGATTTGGAGAAGATATTGGGTGATATGCCCGTGTTCGACAAAGGACGTGGCTCCGGCCGCCAATCCGACCCGCGCCTGCAAACGCTTCAGGAGATAGCCAACAAAATGGCGGAGGTCAACAAGGAGTATGACGAGCTATTGAAAAAGGAGGGACAGACTAAAGCCCTCGCCGACACTCAGAAACTCTTTGCATCGTCATTTGAGCAAATGAAAGCCACCGCCAAAAAATACGGCTTCAAACTCCCCGCCTTTGAAGTGCCGCAGACAATCGAGGATGTGCAGAAGTGGTACAAGGCGATTATGGATAACATCAAACGCCTTAAACTCAAAAACGCCGACAAGGTGCTTATCGAGCTTGGGTTCAAGTCCGACAAGGCGGCTATCGACAAGCAGCAGAAGCAAATCGAAGCCGAGCTGAAACGCCTTTCCGACCGCATCTCGCGCACCAAGACGGCGAAGGAGTTTTATGAGAAGATACTGGGGATGACGGGGGATGTGGAGCTTGCGGCGAATGTCGCCGTGCAGATATACGGAAGCACGGGCAAGGAGCTTTCAGAGCAAGTCAAGGAGCAGTTCAGGCTTGCTTTTGCCACGCTTGACAAACCCGATGTGGAGGTATCTGCCAAGATTGGCGACCTTATAGACAAAGGACGCTACGAAGAACTGCGCGACTATATAGCCTTACTCCCCGAAGCGCAGCGCAAAGCCGCAGAGGATTTGGTAAAGGCACAGCAGCAGATGAGCGTCAAGCAATATGAGCTATGGCTGAAAGACCTTGAAAAAGCAAAGGACTATGCCGACAAGCGCATTGAACTGAGCCGATACACCGCCAATCAGATAGCCGAGATAGAGGAACGCATTGCGAAGCTCGACCCTGCGGCAAGCGACTATGAGCAGCAGAAAGCTATGCTCGAAAAGCTGATTGCCGGATATAAGAGCAGGGAGGACAAGATGGGTTCAGAATTGGAGTATGAGCAGTTCAAGAACTCCGCTCTGTATGTGCAGGTGTTTGAGAACCTCGATAATGCGAGTAAAACCGCATTAGAGAACATGCGTAACTGTCTATTGGCTCTGAAAGACCAATGGAAGAATCTAAGTCCCGAAAAAGTAAAAGAACTTACGAAGCGGCTTGAAGAACTTGACGCGCAGATAGCGCAACGCAATCCGTTCAAGTCGATAGCCGACAGCATAAAGAAACTGCGCGAAATGCGCATGGGCGGACGCACGAAAGAGGGCGACGCACAGAAAGCGTTTGACGCGGAGGCTGACCGTCAGGCTGCGGAAGCAAAGATGCTCGCCGACGAAAAGGCATACGAGGTGGCTGTAAAGCGATATGGTGTGGAAAGCGATATTGCCAAAGCCAAACGTAAGATAGCCGATGACAGTGCAGAGGCTTACCGTCGTGCTGAGCAAACGGCTGACAGCGCGGCTGAAAACGCTGACGAATGGGAAAAGGTTGCAGAAGCGATAAACGCTGCCAATCAAAAGCTCGACAAATACCAGGAGCAGATAAATGAAGCTCTCGGCGGCATACGCAAGATTATGGAATCTTTCGGCGCGTCGGCAGAGGATATGCAGTTCTTCGACGATGTGACAAATGGATTCAACGAAATATTCGATGCAGGACAGCAGGGAGCGGAGGCATACGCTTCGTTTATGATGGGCGATTTCGTCGGAGCTGCCACAAAAGGCATAAGCGCAGTGGGTAGTCTTATAAGCGGCGTAACCAACCTTTTCTATGCAGGACGTGTAAAACGTGCCAACAAGGAAATCAAGCGTCAGCAGGAACTATTAGAGCAGCTTGAATACACCTACGGGCGGCTTGAAGCGGCGGCGGACAAGCTGTTCGGGCGCGACTATGTGAACAACTACAACCAGCAGCTAAAGAACTTGCAGGCGCAGCAGACGGCGTATCTGAAGCAGGCTCAGGCTGAACGCTCGAAAGGCAAGAAAGAGGACAAGGAAAAGACCAAGGAGTACGAGAACCAAGCCCGCGAGACCGCCAACAAGATAAAGGAGTTGCAGGATGACCTTGTGGCGCACTTCACGGGCAGCACCAAGACGGACATTGCGCGGCAGATGGCGAAGTCGTGGATTGACGCGAGGGCTTCGATGTCAGATACCTTCGCGGCCATTAAGGGCGACTATCAGGACTTGATAAAGAACATGATTGTCGAGGGTGCCGCCGCGAGGGTGATGGAAAATGCCTTATCTCCACTTTGGAAGCAAATAGAGGACGCTTACAAGTCCAATAATCCCGAAGAAGCTCTTGAAAAAGCATTGGAGGGCGCAGACTCCTTCTATGAGGCTGCCAACAATGGTATGGAAGTGCTTTGGAAGTCACTTGAAGCCAAGGGTTATGACTTAAAGAAGTTACTCGGCGACACTGACAGCGAATACACGGGCATAGCCAAGAGCGTAGCCGGGGCGACGAGCGAGGAGATAAACAACGTGGCGGCGATAGGCAACACGCTGATGTACTATGTATCCCCCATACCGCGCATCGACGAGAACCTTGCGAGGGTGGTTGCGATTATGGAGGGCAGAACAGCGGCACTACCTACGGCTTCGGGCGCAACTACGGGAGCGATAGACTATACCGACTTATTCAACACCGCCAATCAGCATCTTTCGAGTCTGCCGAGGATGGAGCAGCACCTTGCGGAGATACACACCATGCTCGGACGGGCGTTGAGAACCAAAGGCTCGACTACGGGCTTCAACACGTTCTTAAATTCCTAAAGTCATATTATAGATTCTATTGCATAATCTGCAATAAATAACTAACTTTGCGATATGGAAGATAAGTGGCAAAAAGAGAAAGTCATTGAGATGGCAGACACCCGGATAATCAATTATTCGGGAAAGACGCTTTGCGATAATTACCGCAATCCGCTTGAACGTTGCGAGACTGCGGCACAAGCGATACGGCTTTACAAGAACTGTATAAGCTGGGCATTGCAGGAGCGTTATCCTACTAAAGAAGACCTACTCGCTTTTTCCTCAAAAGAAACGCTTGCCGAAAACGGTGTGTACATAGACATGGCCTTTGACGGCGAGCGGATAGACAACCATATTTGCTGTGTGTTCCTCGGCTGCAAGGGGTGGATAAGCACGGGGCTGAATATTGAAAAGGCGATAATCCCCATGCTGTATCTGAGCGAGGGAAGCGACCTTAAGGTCAAGGTCGATAAAGGACTCTTACACGCTATTCCCGTTGAATTGTATTACAACAGCAAGGTTGGCGGCTATGTCAAAAGTCTGTCGGTTAAAGACTGCAACAGACTTACGGCAAAAGAGAATACCGGATTTAGTGAAGAACAACTGAGCCAAGAGCCTGACATGAGTAATCAGGATTTATGATAAGAGTAAGAATAAAAATCGGCGACGGCGCGATAGAGGACACCTTTACCGCACACAAGCTGATTTATATGGATGCCGACAACCGCACGGAGGCACCTATAAAGAAGCGCGATGTGACATCCTATGCAGAGCAAGCAGGAGAGAACACAGACCCGCGCACGGTGCAGGACGCTTTCGATTATAAGGTGCGCTTTATCATTGACGGACAGAACACCAATCTTGCGAATGTCAATGCAATTATTGCGGCGTTCAATAAGAAGCTCTATACGCAGCCCGCAAACAGTGACATACGCACCTACAAGGAGGTGGCATTCTACAACGACTTCAAGCGTGTAAAGATTGTGGGATTGCCCGAACCTATTGCCGAGCCTAAGGAGATGAAGCGAAGCAGGAACGGATTCGACTTCGCCGAGATAGAGCTTGTAATCCACGTGAGCGACCCGACGAAGTGTAATTTTGAAAAATCAGTCTAACCATCTGAGCCAAGAGCCTTTGCCCTATGAAGAAGATTGATACCCGATATAACTGAGCTTAACTTTCCGAAGATTGACGGGAAGCAGTATGCCACGCTCACGCAGGCGACGGTCAATGTCGCCGACATGGGCGAGAAGTCAATCACCACGCAGGTGGAGATTGATGGCGAGATTGTGCCGGACTTTTCGCAGGATTGGGAAGTAGAGTTCCAGGGGGAGAAATACATCATGCCGCTGCGGATTCCGCAGGGGGCAAAGGAGAATACGAGTCTTAATTCGACAATCGATCTTACGTTTCAGCATTGGGCTATCTATCAGTTGAAGCGCTGGCCGTTCGTCACCATTCAGCAGATAGCGGCAGGGACATATCTACCCGACGAGGAGGTTGCTACCGTGCAGCTTAACCTCAAAGACTTCTGCATACTCTTCGGGCAGGTACTTGAATACTACTATGGCGATGCGATAACCATTGACCTCAATCCGGCATGGCAGTACAAGCAGGAGGCTACAATCATAACCATAAGCCATACGAAGATTTGGAATGTGCTGATTGACGCATTCTATGGCAAATACGGCGTAAGGTGGGAACTCAAAGCGGCTTCGGAGAACAGCAACACCGTGAAAGGCGGCGAGCGTTACGTTATCCGCGTGGGCTATCCGACTACGGAGGTTGACCACATATTCGAGTATGGCTTCGAGGGCGGTCTGCTGAAAGTGGAGCGGCAGGTGCAGAGCGAGGAAATTCACAACATGCTCAAAGGGCGCGGAGGCGAGACCAACATTCCGTTCCGCTACTTCAAGAACACCGACCCGAATAATCCCGACTTCCGACCCGACCCCGACTGGGTGGAGGAACTTGCCAACATCCCTTTCACAAACCTTATGCCCGCGACATTCCGCAGCTACGTACAAGGATGGAAAGCGGCGCACATATCCAAATATCCCGGCTATACGGCAGTTGGTGAGAGCAACGCATACGCTCCGTGGGCTTACCGCAAGGGCTACACCGACACGAAGTTTGCCCCGGTTGAGTTCGTGGCAGACGAAATCACCATCAATCCGGCAACGGGCGACAAGCAGGTTGAGATACTTCCCGGCTATTCGCCTTATGTGAAGGCCGGCTCGTCAATAGCCATGTACGGGCCGCTTCCTGACACTCTCGACAACAACGACGATATATACCCGACGTTGCAGGGCACGGGACTCGACATAGCTGTGGCTGTGGAGCAGATGACGGAGGGGGATTCGAATGAGAATGACGGAGCCGTGATTGCAACCATTGCGGGGACAACGGCAACAGTGGTCCTGAATGCCCGCGAGCGGCGTCGGGTGGCAATGAAGAGGATCGCTTTTTCGGTACATGCTGGCAAAACTGCAAATTTGGAGACAGCTCCGGCAAAGACTTCCGGCACCACGTCCGCTCCAGTGCTCGTGAAGGGAACTTTTTTAAATGTCTACTCCGCCAACGGGGAAAAGAGAAGTGCATCGGGAATACCGGCGGGGGAGTATCTGTATGAGGCAATAATAGATGTCTACAATCCTACGGACGGAAGCGTCACAGCCACCGTGACAATAAGCAACGCGACATTGACGGAGGCTACGCCATCGGAGGAACGGGGCGATGTGTTTGACGTATGGATTAGGAATGTATGGAATAGCGCAAAGCAGCCGGGGGAAACAGACGGGCAGTATTCCGAGAGGGTATGGAAGCCCGTGTTAGGAAACCGCGAAGGAAATGAAGCTAAAGTAATGTTTACTTCGGGAATGCTGGCACACGAGGACTACGAGTTCAGGATTGTAGGGTTCCCGGTATATGATGCAAGCAAGAGCTATACTCCGAAGGACTCCGACGGCAATGCGCAAAAGGATGAGAACGGAGATGCAATCACATACACCTCGCACTGGCGGCTTACGCTGGGAAAGAGTGATGCGGAATATGAAGCGACGGGCAAGCTGATACCTAATCCCCGCAAGCAGGGGAAGGCGGGTGACCTGTTTGTTTTTACTGGCACTGAAATGACTCACGTGCCGTATGTGACGAACGCTGAAATAAGGCTTGATGACTGGAAGAAAGACCAGTTGGCGGAGAAGAAAGATATAAAGCCGACATACGCGGTCAGCACAGACCGCGTAAGGCTTAATAATGAGGGTAAAGCGGGAGCTTTGATCGAGGAGTTGCGGGCCGGCAACTCGATAAGGCTCGCCGACAGCAGGTTCATACAACCCGTGGACGGAATGATGTATGAAACATTGTATCTGCAATCCATAACCTACAAGTACCGCAAGCCGGACAGTAACGACACTGCTCTGAACCCCGACGTGGAGATAGTGCTTGGCGAAGAATACGCCACAAGCAAGGACACTGTAAGTTTGATGCAGGGCGAGATAAACGCGTTGCAGCGGCAGGTGGGAAGTGTGAGCAACGTGGAACAGATTGCCGTGCGTGTCGGTGACCGGAGGTATGCGCGGAAGGAGACGGGGGTGACGGACAGGATAGGCGCGGTGTGGGAGTTCCTGCGGCAGATGCACAGCCAGGGCTACAACGCGGACGCGCTGGGCAACGGATGGTGGCTGGGCATGGACGCGGACGGCTACGGAAGCCTGACCATAGACAAGCTCTATGTGCGCTACAAGGCTGTGTTCGACGCGCTGGAGATACGGCACATCATGCAGGCGGGGGGTGTGGTCACGCTCTCGCCGGCGGGAGGCGCAATCACCAGCGTGGAGGAGGCTGAGGTCTACCTCGACAAGGCTGTGCTCCGTGACAAAGAAGGAAAGACACTCAGAGACAAGGAGGGCAGGATATTGCGCGTGCCGGACGCAGGCACGCGCTATGCCACGCTCAAGGACAAGGAGGGGAAAGTGCTCCGCGACAAGAACGGGAAGACACTCCGTGTGAAGGGGAGGAAGCCCGCCGTGAAGGTGTGGCGTTGCAGGCTGCGCACCAGCGACGGCGAGAAGACAATCACCAATGACTTCCGGACGGGCGACCTCGTGCAGTGCCGCACGTTCAACCTCGCCACGGGACAGCGTTTCTACTGGCGCCTGTGCGTGGGTGTGGGCGCCGACTGGATAGACCTGAGCATGACCGACTGCGCGCCGGGCAGCGACACCCCCATGACGGGGGACGAGATTGTGGCCTACGGCAACAGGCAGGACAAGGAGAGGCAGAACGCGATAAGCATGGCGGCGTACGGCAACGGCACGCCGTCGATAACCCTATACCAGGGCATTGACAGCTACAGCACCGACGGCAAGGCAAAGACGGCTATAAGCCCCTACGGCTCGAAGTTTACCGGAGACTTTATCGTCCGCACCGAGGATGGCGGCGAGACGGGGCTCGCGGAGTTCCTGAGCGACCGCATAAGCCTGACCGTGCGCGGCGCGGAGGCTGACTACAGCGCCGGACCCGGCAGGGTGGAGAGCGGCACGGGGGACAGCTGGGGGGTTGTGGAGATACCGCTCAAGGACAACATAACGGAGCTTGCCGTGGGCACACGGCTGGCGGTGAGCTTCGACATAGACTTCGGGCAGGAGTACTGGGCGGACTTTGAGCTGTATGTGGGCGGGGCGATGCAGACGATGCTCGACGGCAACGACGGCGGCGAGGACACCCGGCACTACGACCTGACACTGACCGTGGACGGCGGCCTGGACGACAACCCCGTGTTTGAGCTTACGGGCGAGAGTCCCGACAACGCCCAGTGGTTTGCTGTGAGCAACCTGTCTGTTAAGCGCATACCGCTGGAGCGTGAGCTGCGGGAGACAGGCATAGACATACAGCGGGGCAAGATAACCCTGAAGGGAGACACGGAGATAATCACCAACGACGGCAACACCGCCGCGCTGTTCGAGAAGGGGAAAATCAAGGCGGAATACGTGGAGGCGGCACAGGTGAGCGCCGTCCGGCTGGAGACCACACCCCTCTCCGACACGGCAAAGGCGCACACGGTGATTGAGGGTGGACGGCAGGTATACTACGACGACAGCGGCGACCCGCGCCTGATTGTTCACAGCGGACAGATAAGCGACGGCAACAGCGGCGCGGGGGAACAGATAACCATTGTGGAGACCATAAACAGCCATGCGGCTACAGTGCGCACGGTGACGGAGACCCTGCTGTCAAAGACGGTGGCGCGGCTTTCGGTGCTTGACCTGTCGGGACTGAGCATACTGGCACAGGCGGCACTCCGGCAAGGGAGCAATCCCCTGCCCGACTTCGGCGGCGGCGCGTGGTACGGCAACGTGACGCTGACCCTGCACGACACGGACGCGGAGGGCAATGTGGAGACGCTGAGACAGATGACCCTGCCCATATCCGGCACGGGGACGCGCACCCTGACATTCGGCGGTTTCGGCAAGATAACACTCTCCGCCGGGGCGCACACCCTGGGCTACACCGTTGGCTGGCAGACCGCGCTTGAGATAAACGGGGAGTGGCAGACGCACATCCCGAGCAAAAGACTCCCTCTCGCGAGACTTGACACCGCCACGGAGATAGCCGCCAACGGCGCGGCGCTGAGGGCTGGGCAAAACTACGTGAGGGCGATTGACAACGACTGCTCCATGCGCTTCGGCGACTACATTCTGCGCGTTACGGCGCAGGGCATAGAGGCGAGCGGCGACGGGGGCGCGACATGGGAGTGGATATACCAATAATTTGAGACAACAACATATAACAAGATATATGGCTACAGAACAGACGACTTATTATGATTTTACGGAGCTGACGGGCGCACAGATAGCCTCGACGCTTGCCGACGCGGCGACCGACCACAGCAAGATTGGCGCGGCAGGAGGCACGGCGACGCTGGGCACGGACGGCAAGGTGCCGGACACGCAGCTCCCCGCCGGACTGGTGAAGACAGGCACGGACGGCAAGGTGCCGAGCAGCGTGCTGCCATCCGACCTCGCCACGCTTGACGGCGACGGCAAGCTGGCTGCCGGGCAGATACCCCCGTCGGCACACAGCGTCGCCGACTACAAGGATGACGTTGACGCATCGGGAGTGACCGTGGCGGACGGCACGGCAGGCACGACCTTTGAGGTGGTGTGGGTCAAAAACACGGACGGCACGGGCAGGTTTGCCGCACGCTCCCTACCCTCTGTCGTGGGTGACTCCCTCAAAGCCAAGTGGACGGGCTGGCAGCAGTGGTGCGACATAAATGGCAAGCCGCTGCTGAGCCACATCTACCGCCGCAGGAGCGACAACGCCCTGCTGGTGGCGGACAGCGCGCGCACCAAGCTGGAGGCTGTTGCGGGAGGAGGACAGCAGGGCGACAGCGACGGCGGCAAGCTGGCGTTGTTCGCGGACATGTGGAACAATGGCTGGGGCGATTATGGAGGCTATTACCCTGACACCGCTCCCGACCCTGCAAAACCATTTAAAGGCAACGACCTTTGGATGACATACGAGGAGGCGTTGACGGTTGACAGGGAATCGTCCGGCAGCAACTATCTGAGGGATTACTCACACGCGCAATGCACTGCAAGAACCTTTTATCCCATCAGCACTCATGGAGGCTCTTATGCACAGGAATCAAAATACGCTTTTGTCGGTTGCGTGAACCTGGAGGTGATAAGGTTCAAGGGGACGATTTACACAGGTTTAGGTCAGGACTGCTTCTACAAGTGCAACAAGCTGAAAAAAATTGTCGGCGGCGGTGGATTGAGACCCATGCACAAGGATGTTTTCAACCTTGAGGCTATTGAGGATTTCAACGCCGTGATTTCAAGCGACCTTAACCTGTCTAAAGCGTCAAAGGTCTCGCTCGCCACCCTGCAATACCTCGTGCAACATGCAGTCAACGGCAACACGGCGATAACAGTCACCGTCCATGCCAACGTCTACGCCAAGCTGACGGGCAACACGACCAACGCCGCCGCCGGTGCGTTGACCAGCGGGGAGCTGGCACAGTGGCAGGCTGTGGTGACGGCGGCGGCGGCTAAAAACATATCATTCGCAAGCGCATAAAAACAGATAAAATTATGGCAATACAGACAAGAACCGTAAACGATTCATTATCAGAAATATATATCGGGGGGGGGGGGGG